TATTACATTCGCAGCAGCTTAATAAGGAGTAACTTATGGCTTGGGAAAAAGTAACAGTTAAAGTTAACAATCAAGACGTACATGGAATGTTCAATGGTGAAGATTTAGATATTCCTGTATGCGATATAAAAGAAACAATCAAAGTTAACGGAAAAGATATGCAAGTCATGTCAAGCACTGTTGACATGAGAGATGGTATTTTAAAAATAAAACTTGCAAAAGCAAGTCAACCGAAGGGAGAAAAGTCAGATGGCAAAGAACAAACTAAAGGGTGAGATATCTATAGAATTAGCAGGTAAAGAATACAAGTGTAGACTTACCATAGATTCTGTTATGAAAATAGAAGATTCATGTAATTGTGGCATTATCAAACTTGCTACAAAAATGGGCGAAGGCGATATAAGAATGTCCGAAATAATCAATGTACTTACTCCTGCACTTCGTGGTGGTGGAAATGATCTACAACATAAAGATGTTATAGCATTAGTGCAAAATGCAGGAATAGTTAAATCTACTGCAGCAGTGGCTAATTTACTAGCCAAAACTCTAACTGATGATTCAGAGGAAGAAGCAGACGAGGGAAAGCTAGAACAGGTGGGCTGATAAGTGACTCCTTACCTATCAGAAGATATTTCTCCGTTTGTGTTGGTATGATGAGCATGTCTCCTAATAATTTTTGGCAATTAAGCCCTAAAGAAGTCTATATGGCTATTGATGGGTTCACTGAATTCAATTCACCTAAAGATAAAGAAGAGCCTATGAATAAAAATAGGTTAAATGAAATGATGGAACTTTACCCTGACTAATGGCAAGTGGAACTACTGTTGACCAACTAATTGTTGAAATACGAGCAGAGACTGCTGGTCTCAGAAAAGGTCTAGATCAAGTAAATAAAAAATTAGGTTCTGCCAATAAAACTGCTAGATCATCCATGCTCACTTTTGGAAACCTTACTAAAGTATTTGCTGCAGTTGGATTAGTTAAGTTAATTTCAGGTGTAGTTAAAACAACAAGAACCTTTGAAGATTTAAGAGCTACTATACAAGCTAACACTGGTAGCATGAAAGAAACTGATGCAGCTTTCCAAAATATATTAGATTTCACTAAAACAACAACATTCCAAATTGAAGATGTAACTAAAGCATTTATTGAATTTAGAAGACTAGGATTAACAGCTACTACAGAACAATTGAAAGGTATTGGTAATGTAGCTGCAGCTCAGAATGTTGGTATAGATCAAATGGCATCAGCTATATTTAGGGCATCAACAACAAGTATTGAATCTTTACAATCATTAGGTTTTAGTGGAAAAACTGAAGGTGAAAACATCACTCTAAGTTTCGGCTCAGGTGCAGATAAAATTGAAGAAACAATGAAAAAAACGACTGAGAATGTTCTTAACTTTGTAAAAAGTGTTGGGGAAATTAATTTTGCTACTGCTATTGAAGATAGAGCTAAAACTCTGACTGGTGCTATATCAAATTTAGGAGATAAAGTTTCTATTTTTCAAGCTGAAGTTGGAGAAAATGGTCTAAACAAGTCATTAGTGTCATTAGCAGGAACTTTTCAAGATGTTTTAGTCAAGGGTGGTGAAGAAGGTTTAGCAGGTTTATTAGGTGGAATATTAGCAGGTGCTGCTGATGTACTAAATACAGCTTTAGTAACTTTAAATGAAAATACTGGAAAAGTTAAACTAGCATTGATAACTTTGTCTGCAGTTTTAACTGTTGTTGCTGGACAAGCTGTGTTTGCAGGTATGGCATCAGGAATAGGATTAGTCACAGCTGCAATGGCAGCATTAGTTATTTCAGCTAGGGCAGCACAAATGGCATTAATAACAACGATGGCAGTTATGATGGCTAATCCAGTTGGTGCTGCTGCTGTTGGCATCTCTGCAGTTGTAAGTTTAGGAGCTATTGCTGTATTTCAAGATGATATAATTAAGGCTTTAAAAGGTTTAACAGGTGCAGTTGGTGATTCAATAGAAGGTGTTTTCGGAGAAAAAGCAGGTACAGGTGAAGGCGAAGATGGTTTTGTTGGTCCAGTAAATCCTCAAAAAACCTCAAATACAGTAACACCAGTTAAAAAAAGATTAACTAGTCTTAAAGATTTGAAATCTGAAATTGAAAAAGTGACTCTTAAATACACAGACATGGCACAAGTTCTTAAAATATTGAATGGAGAAGTTGCTGATGGGAACGTGACTCAAGATGAAGCTAATGCTTTGTACAGAGAATTTTTAGAAACAAGTGGTCCTCTAGGAAAAGCAATGGCACAGATTGGAGATGAAGTTAAGAGTTTATCAAGTTCTTTTTCTGATCAGTTTACAAGTGCTTTATTAGCAGGTGAGAATGCTCTTGAGAGTTTTAAAAGTCTTGCAATTAATGTTGTACAAGCAGTCATATCAGCATTTATGGATTTGTTAGTAATACAACCTATAGTAGATGCCATATTAAGTAGCTTTAATATCACAGGAACAAAAGGTGGAACTGGTAGTGGCAGTAGTGGTGGTGGTATGGGCAGGAACGCAAGTGGTGGAACTATACAAGGAGGTAGACCATCTTTAGTTGGTGAACGTGGTCCTGAAATATTTGTACCCAATACTGGTGGAACTATCATGAATAACATGAATAGCAAAAACGCTATGGGTGGTGGTACTACAGTGATAAATCAATCTATAAACTTTGCTACAGGCGTTGTACCTACTGTTAGAGCAGAGGTTATGAAAATGATGCCACAGATCGCTGATGTAACTAAAGGTGCAGTAGCAGAAGCTGCTATGCGTGGTGGTAACTATAGGAGACAATTACAAGGTGGCTAAACTAATAACAATGCCAAATACTCCAAATTTTGTGAATAGTAGTTTTTCATTAATTAGGACTGTAGGAACAACGGTTTCTCCTTTTACTGGTAAAACTAAAACCCAAGAATATGATGGTGTTTACTGGAATGCTGCAGTCAGCCTTCCACCTATGAGAAGAGATGTAGCTTTAAATTGGCAATCATTTTTATTAGAACTTAATGGTCCTGTCAATACTTTTAAATTTACTGACCCTGACGCTTTAACTAATAGAGGTACTTATGATGCTACTGCTTTAGCTTCTGAAATAAGAGTTAACAATACTTCAGTAACCTTATCGTTTACAACTGCAGGAAGAATAACTGCTAGTGCTTCTACTTTTGCTAATGCAATTGTAGGGGATTTTATTGTAGTCACTGGTGCAGTTAATGAAGAAAATAATGGAACTCATAAGATAACAACTAAAACAAGCAATACAGTTGTAGTAACTGATGGTGATTTTACAACTGAAAATAGTACATCAAGTTGTAAGGTAAGAACCAATGTCAAGGGTGCTACTGGATTATCTCTAAAGGCTTCTTCTAACTCTGCTACAGGAACTATAAAGAAGGGAGACTACCTAAGTATCCAATCGGCAGCAAACTCTACAGGAACACCTGCCCAGTTAGTTATGGTTACGGAAGATGCAACGCTGACTACTACTAGTGGCACAGATAATTATGCAGTAAAAACACAACCTAAATTAAGATCAGACTTAGCAAGTGGACACTTTGTTGTTTTTGCTAATCCTAAAGGTAATTTCCGACTCACTACAAATGAGATAAGTTGGAGTGCTGATTCTATCTCTAACTATGGGATAAGTTTTTCTTGTATAGAGGTAATATAAAATGGCTACAAGGCAAGGAATAGATTCATCTATTGTTAATAGATTAGGTGCTGATGAACAAGCATTATTTATAGGAATAAAAGCACAGTTTGATTCAGGAGTAATAAGACTGTGGTCAGGAACTGATGACTTAACTATAGACTCTGAATCATATAATGGAGCAGGTGAGCTTTTAGCTATAAGTGGAGTAGAAGAAGGAACGGAAGTAAGCTCTAAAGGAGTTGTAGTAACATTAAGTGGCATGGATTCTACTGTGTTAGATTACGCTCTATCAGAGAACTATCAAAATAGAATTATTACAATTTTCTTAGGGTATTTAATGGGTGGTACTAATGAAGTTGCAGGAACATTAACCATGTTCAAAGGAAGAATGACTACTTTATCTATTAATGATGACCCAGCAGGTGCAACGATTAGTATAAGTGCAGAAAACAGATTAATTGATTTGGAAAGACCTTGTAATTTTAGATACACAAAAGAATCACAAAACTTTTTGCATTCAGGAGATACTGGATTTAATAGAGTGTCATCATTACAAGATAAAGAAATTAAATGGGGTCAACAAGGTTATGGCACAGGTGGTGGTGGGACATCAAGAGATGCTGGTCAAGATAAATACTATAGAGAAAGATAATGCAAAAAGTTCTAGATTGGGAAATAGCATTTGATTCTTTTGTAGAAAAAAATAAAAACAAACCTTTTGAATGGGGAACTTGGGATTGCTGTCTTTTTAGTAATGCACTCATAAAAAATATAACAGGCGAAGATTTAATTCCAAAAACACTTAAATGGAAAGATGAAGAAAGTGCTATGAAGTCTATTAAAAAATATGGTGGTACTTTACTACAGAGCATAGAAAAGGCTTGTAAAAGAAAAAAACTAAAAGAAATAAACAAAAACTATATCACTAAAGGTGATCTAGTAGTCTACAAAGAACAATCAGAGCTTGTTGGAATATCAGATGGAATGAATATTCTAACTCCTACAGATGACTGTATAGGCGTTAAAAATAATGTAGAAATATTAAAGGTATGGCGTATCAATGGCTAAACAAATAAAAAACGCAATAATATCAGCTCTTATAATATACATAGCTTTGCAAACTGGTGTTCAGTTAGGATATGTTGCTGCAAGTGCTGTGGCTGGTGGAGTTTGGACTACATTTGCAGTTACTCTTATAGGTGGTGTTATAGGAAAAATGACCTCTAAGGGAATAAATGCAGCAGGTGCTAATTTTGATTCCAAGTTTACTTCAAGAGCTGCAATAGAACCTAGAAAATTAATTTATGGCGAATGTCGTGTAGGTGGTACTTTTGTTCACATGCAAACAACAGGTGTAGATAATTACCTATTACACTTGGTTGTAGCTGTAGCAGGTCATGAAATTGAAGATTTAGTAAGTGTAAGATTGAACGATAAAAATTTAGGAGTCTCTACTAGCACTATAAATGGCTCTACTGTTTATACATGCACTGACTCTGATTATACAAATACTGAAAACGATAATAATTTTGGAAGTGGTAGATTATTGAGATATACATTTCAAGACGGAAGTCAAACTGCTGTTGATGGATTTATGAATGCACAATTAAACACAATGGGAACAAGTGATAAGTTCTTAGGTGTTTCTTATGTTTATATGCAAATGGTATTTGACACAGAAAAATTTGGTGGTGGATTGCCTTCACTTTCATTTAATGTAAAAGGTAAAAAATGCTTTGACCCTAGAGATAATTCAACTGCTTTTACTAACAATCCTGCCTTACATATAAGAGATTTTTTAAGCAATACGCAATATGGTTTAAAAGCAAAAAACTCAGAGATCAACGATACTACTAATGCAGGTGGTTTTGCATCAGCAGCAAATATCTGTGAACAGAATGTTACTTTAGCAGATGGCTCAACTACAGAAAAAAGATATACATCAAATGGTTTTTCAAATTTTAGTGCTACAGGTTCAGGAATAATAGAAGGATTACTAAGCTCTATGGCAGGTAAACTTTCTTATGTTAATGGTCAATTTTGTGTTTTCGCAGGAGCATCACAGACTCCTTCTTTAACTATTATTGATGATGAGCTACTAGCACCTGTAAATATTTCTACAAATCCAAACGCAGGTAATTTATTCAATTCAATTAAACCTATTTATGTAGATTCTTCAGAAGAATTTACAGCAGCAGATGCAGAAGTTTATCAAGACTCTACATTCTTAAATGCTGATACGCCTTCAGGAGAGTCAACAGCTAATTATGTAAAACAAATGGAGTCACAACTACCTTTTACTGTTACAAACACTATGGCACAAAGACTAGGAAGGATTGCGTTAAAGAGTCAAAGGCAAACTACATCTTTAAGCGTATTAGTAAGTTTAAAATTCATGAGATGTCAGCCTAATGACTGGGTTTACATGACCAATGAAAGACTTGGATATAGTCAGAAAGTATTTGAAGTAATAGCTGTAAATTTGGAATTAATAGAGAGTGAACAAGTTCCTATAATGGCTGTAAGGTTAGATTTGAAAGAAGTAGCAGCTTCAGTATTTAACTTTGCTACAAGTGATTACACAACAGGACAATCAGAAGGCTCTGATGTAACTATAGGTAGTTATGCAGTCACAGCACCTAGTAATCTTGCTCTTGCTCAACAAACTAATAAAGAAGGCGTAACAACTAAAGTAGACATAAAAGCATCTTGGACTAATAACTCTAGTGATAAGGTCACACTTACTGAAGTCGCATATAAATTAAGTACAGATAGTGCATTTACCTCAGACTTCACTGTAGGAAAGGGCGTAGCAGTTGCCCTGTTGCCTAATGTGGTCGTTGGTAAAACTTATAATGTAAAGGCTAGGCATATAGACGTTAATGGCGTTACAAGTGCTTACACAAGCGTGGTCAATATTGCTATTGCTGCTCCAACTGACGCACCTGCTGTTCCTACAAGTCTTAGTGCATCAACAGGACAAGCATTTAACATTCTAGTTTCATGGACTAATTCTACAAGTGCAGATTTAAAAGCCACTAAGATATATAGAAGAACAGCAAATACAACACCAACAGATGATACTTATTTAGTAGAAACTATTTACGGATTAAATGGCAAAGTAACAAGCACATTATTTGGAACTCAAGACGGATTAACAGCAGGAACTACTTATTACTTTTGGGTAAGATCAGTAAATCAATCAGATGTACATTCAGCATTCGTAGGTAGTGCTTCAGGTAACTTTACTAATGTAAGTGCAGGAGAAATTGTTGATGGTGCTATTACTACAGTAAAACTTGCAGCAGATGCAGTTACTAACGCCAAGATAGCAGTAGATGCGATACAAGGAGATGTTATTGCAGCAGGTGCGATTGTAGAAGCTAAGTTAGGAGTAGACGCTGTTACTAATGCAAAACTAGCAGATAACGCAGTAAACACAGCACAGATAGTTTCAAGTGCAATTAGTGCAGCAAAAATTGCTACAGGTGCTGTGACCAATACTAAACTAGGAACTGATGCTGTAACCAATGCCAAACTTGCCGATAATGCAGTTGCAACAGCTCAATTAGCAAATAACGCAATTACATCTACAAAAATATCAGATAACGCAATTACTACTGGAAAGATAAATGCTAACGCTATTACTACAGCTAAAATAAATGCAGGTGCTATCACAGCAGATACTATTGCAACTAACGCCATAACTGCTGTAAAGATTAATGCTGACGCTGTAACTGCTGACAAAGTTGCTGCAAACGCAATCGTAGCCAACAACATAACTGCTAATGCAATTACTTCAGAAAAAATTATAGCTGATGCAATAACAACAGCCAAAATAAATGCAGGAGCAATTACTGCTGATACTATAGCTACAAATGCTATTACTGCTGTGAAGATTAATGCTGATGCTATCACATCAGATAAAATAGCTGCTAATGCTATAACGAGTGCCAAGATAACAGCAGGAGCTATAGTTGCAGGGAAACTTGCAGCCGATAGTATTGTTGCATCTAATATACAAGCAAATGCGATTACCGCAGCTAAGATTAATGCAGATGCAGTTACTGCTGATAAAGTAGCAGCTAATGCGATTGTTGCAGCTAACATTGTTGGTGGAACTATTACAGCTACACAAATGGCAGCAGACTCTATCGGTGCAGACCAAATCATAGCAAATGCAGTAACAGCAGATGCGATAGCGTCAGGAACAATAACAGCTACAGAAATAGCGTCAAACACAATTACTGGTACACAAATTAATGTTGATACCCTAAATGTTAAAAGTTTTGATAATGTAAGTTCAACTATAGTTAGTCATGTAACAGCAGGTACTAAATTTCCTTTAGCAAGAGATGGTCAAGCCTATGTTCAAAGATCAGGTGCATACACAGGTAGCAACGCTTCATTTATACCAGTAACGATTACAGAGATTAGAGATAACGCAGGATATGTTGCTATTTTCTCAGGGGTTCTTGGTAATGTTAGTGGTGGAAGGGTTCAATACTCATTGAATAATTCAACTTGGGTTAATGCTAGTGGTAACACAAATATCTCATGGAGTGCAGGAACTTATAGGGGTTACACCTATGTTTATACAGGTCAAATAACAACTTTAAGCACATCACAATCAATTGTTTATTGGAGAGTTTATTTCTCAGGTGCTTACAACCATACTCAACTTTCTTTAAATATAATGATGGATAACACAAGATAATGAACTCATTTACTATATACAAAACAGCTACTGGTGAAATTTTATACAATACTACAACTGTTGCTGGAAGTGATGAGTTGGGTTTACAAACAGGAGAAGCTGTTATTGAAGGTCATTATCAATCTAATGAATATAAAATTGTTGATGGCTCAGCATTAGTAAGAACTGATAATGTATTACAAATATTAAGAGATGCTAGAGATTCTTTATTAAAAGATTCCGACTGGACACAAACTGCAGACTCACCTCTAACAGATTCTAAGAAAGCAGAATGGGTAACCTATAGACAAGCATTAAGAGACTTACCTGCTAATTATCCAAGTGCTACAAGTATTGATGACGTAACATTTCCAACAGAGCCTAG